TTACTAAAGTGATGATGGATCAAATGCCTAAAGAAACTTTATATGTATATATTGGAGCATTGGATGAAAAGACAAGACCTATATGCTTAGAGATGATGTCTGCAAACAAATTAACTTTATCACAAATAGGATCAAATTTTGGATCTAATGTACTCACCTCAGGAGGTGGTTATAATTGTAGGCATAAGTGGGAAATATCAGTACAAGATAAGTTTGGGCATGATCCTAATAAGGCACAAAATATGTTGGATAAATTAAATGGCTAAGAAAGGCAAAGACTTTAAAATGAATACACCTTTTTTTAGTATTCAGGATTTAAATCAAATGGGAGTAGAACTTGTTGATGCCATAAGGCATGTTACCTTTAATGTATCAAACCCAAAGCAATCAAATAATTCTCCATTCCCACCATATAGTGCTGGATATAAAAGATACAAAGCAAAAGGAGGAGGATTTAAACAGGATAGCACCTATGCAAATTCTACTGCTCCTGTATTTAGTGGAGATTTATGGAAAGATTTAATCCATAGCACTAATCCTAAAAAGAACACATTTTCAGTAGGTTGGAATACTGAAGCATATAAGATAGATGAATTAGCAAAAAAAGGCAGAGTTATAACAAGTAGTGATCACCCTGTAAATCCTAAAGCAATAGCAAGGGTGATGCCTAGAATAGCAAAAACACTAAACAAAGTTTTAGTTACTGGTACTCAACATATAACAATGGGAAAGAAAAAATAAATGTTTTTTAATGTCTAATATAATATATATTAGGGCAAGAGATTTTAAACAATTACTCACAAAAGAGGACACAAATGGAAGAAAATAAAACAACTCAAACTGAAGCAACTCAGGTTAATCCACCTAGCACAGAAGCTAGTAAAAATAATGTATCAGAGGGTAACATTCCACAATCAAGATTCAATGAAGTTAATGCTCAAAAGAATGAGTTTAAAGCTCAAAATCAGGATCTTCAATCTCAATTAGACAAGATGAAAGCAGATAAAGAAACATCTAGGCAAAAGCAATTAGCAGAAGATGGTAAATGGAAAACAATTGCTGAAGAAAAAACTGCTGAACTAGACAAAGCCTCAGTTGTTGTTAAAGAATATGAGGAGTACAAAACTAATAAGAGAAGTTCTTTAATGGAAACATTAACAGAAGATACTGATAAATCTATTGCAGAAAGCCTACCTTTAGACAAGCTGGAGTTGTATGTAAGTAAGGTTAATAAGACAAGTTCCTTACCAACCAATACAAGTAGAGCAGCTAATAATCAACCAGTAGGTGATTTTGGTGGATATTCTTCTTATGCTGAGTGGGCAGCAAAAGATCCTAAAGGGTATGAAGAAGCAAATGGACAAGTGAATATGTCAGGTATTCCTGTAGGAGTTACTGATTAATAAATGAGTAAGATAATTGTCAAGAAAGATAAACCTAAAATAAATGATGGTGGTCATAAACCATTTGGGGTTGATCTTGATCCTAATAAAAACCTATGCCATACAACACAAGAAGATGGCAGTCAAGAAACATATTATAAAGGATCTAAAATGAAATATGATGATTATCTATCTGAGCTTGAAACAAGATTAACCAAGAACTCAGAAGGAAAAGATTTCACTTTTTCATCTATTGGAACATTTAGTGGTTTTGGCAAAGGCACTCTCAAAAAACCTTACAAAAGTTAATTTAAAATAACAGCTTTAAATAGCAACACATTCAAAATGAAGGCTCATTAGAGCAACTGAAAGAATGGTGTAATGTAAGGAAAAGTTATCATGGCATTAGATAATGGTACAACAACAGTAACTGCCTCTGCTTCTGTCTTAGGTGGTGTAGGAAAAGTATTAGGGGATGCAGTAATAGCATTTAACAAAGCAAATGTAGTATCTCCATTAGTAACTTCAAGAATAGGTGTAGTAGGAGCAAAAACAGTAGAGTTTGCAGATTGGAAAGTAGCAGCAAGTAGTGATGTTGCAGCTGCAACTGAGGCTTCAAATGAAACTGCTCAACAAATAGATACAACTGCAAGAACTGCAACCCTCTCAGAACATGTAATCCAAATTGATATTTCTGATTTAGCTGAACAAGGCTATGGTGCAGGTGGAAGTTTGGGTGCAGGTGCAGGTGCAGTAATTGGTAATGCTCTGGCAGCAAAATTGGATTTTGATTTGGTAGCATTATTTGCTCCGGGATCTTTAACTAATGATGTAGCAGGTGCAACAGTAACTTTAACAGGAGCACATGTATTTGAATGTTTGAGATTACTTCATGCAAATCAAGCTCCAGCTCCATTGAATCTTGTTTTAGGTACTCAACAAATGTGGGGTGCTAAAGGTTTAAACACAATCATTATGGGTGCTGCTGCACCAACAGCAACAAACCTATTTGGTAGATCTAATACAGGAAATGATCTTGCAATGAATGGATTTGTTACTAGATTTGCAGGGTTTGATGTTTATACAACTCCTGAGATTGTTGAAGATGGCAGTAATGATGAAGCAGGTTGTGCATTCTCAGCAGGTGCTTTTGGATTTGCAACAGGATCAAAAGGCATAATGTCTATTGAAACTCAAAGAGATGCAAGTGCAAGAGTTACTGAGTATGTTGGAACAGGTGTATGGGGTGAAACTATGATTAAGGATTTATTTGCAGTTTCCCTTACATCAGATGTAAACTAATAAATAAATCAAAATGTAGAGAGGTGGGGTAACTCCTGCCTCTCTATCAACTGGAGAAAAACTATGACATATTATAAAAAACCTGATGGTGAAGTATTCTTATTTCAAGCTGGTAAAATGAAGAAATCCTCATGTGATAGAAAGTTTGTGTTATGTGATGCAAGTGGCAATGAAATTAAAAAAGAAAAACCTAAAAAATCTTCAAAGAAGAAGGGAGATAAGTAATGGCTAATAATTTTAGCAAAAATAAAGTAATAACAGTAACAGCAACTACAGATGCAGAAGGAATTGCTCAGAATAAAGTTGTTGCAACAGGAATAGAAATACCAAATGCTGTTCAAGGTAATGCAGGATGTGCTTTAATTAAATCAATAACAATCTCAGATGCAAGCAATACATCTTTAGTTTGTGATGTTATTTTTTCAAGTTCTTCTACTGCAATATCAGATGATCAAGGTAAAGCAGTAGGTGAGGATGTTGCAGATTTAGATGATGTTATTGCTGATGCTTCAGGTTGGGTGCAATTTGTTGCAGGTGACCATACAGATTTAATTGATGCAAGACTACATACAAAAACAGGTATTGATTTAATGGTAGAATCAGCAGAAGATTCTAAAAGTATATACATGCACATTGTTAACAGAGGTAGCACAGCTACATTTGCAGCAGTTGATGATGTGAAAGTAAAGATTGGCTTAATACAGTAGTGTCTTTATTAGACAACATTAAAGAATCTGAAGGCTTCAGATCTACTGTGTATAAATGCACAGCAGGGCATGACACCATTGGCTATGGCTTTGCTATTAAGGATTTGTATTTGACTAAAAAAGATTGTGATATGCTCCTAGAAAGAAAGATTGCAGAACTCAAGATCAGAGTTAATAATAAATTTCCTTTTGTATCAGATTTACCTCAAGCAGTACAAGATGTAGTTGTTGAGATGTGCTATCAATTAGGTGTTACTGGTGTAAGCAAGTTCTCCTTAACATTAAAACATCTTGAGAATAAAGATTTTGAGAATGCAGCAATAGAGATGCTTGATAGTAGATGGGCAAAGCAAACACCCAACAGAGCAAAGAAGTTATCAGACATAGTTAAGTATGCTAAGTAATGGATATTTTTCAGATACTGGAGCAATTTGGATTGCCAGTAGCAATGCTCTTTGCCTTTGGATTCTACATCTGGAAACAGAACAAGTACATTCAGCAAGATCTTACTAAAGATCTGCATGTAAAGTTTAACAGAATTGAAAACATTGTTGATAAAGATTTAAGAGGCATATTAATTAAATTAATTGATAATGCCAAGAAAAATGAACTAAGAATGGCTTCAATAGAAAGAAGTCATAAAGCAGTAATTGCAATTATGACTGCCCTATCAGGCAATGGGTTGAAGGATAAATTTAAATAAGGAGAATGTTATGGATTTTTTAGGACCTATACTAGGAATAGGAAGTGGTGGGATAGTTCTGTTTATATTAAAGAAAATACCTAATAAAGATATTTGTTTTTTTGTTGAAACATCATTTGAGAAATTAGGGATATTAATGACAGCAGGATTAACTAAATGGAAGTTTACTAGAAAGATTTGGAATAAGACAATAGAGCCTTATTTTATTGATTTGATTGACAACATTGCAGGTGGTGTTATTAGAGGTTTAGTCAAGGGATTAAGGTCAGACAATAAATGATACAAGCTTTAAAAATATTGAAAATATTAAAAACCTTAAAAACCTTAAAGAAGTATGTTGAAGAACCCAATGAGTTAGATATTGAGGTAGAATCTTTAAAGAAAATAATTCATGAATTAAAAGAAGAAAATGCTATGGTACTAACTAGGGTAAGTAGTCAAAGCGATAGAATAATAGCATTGGAGAAGAAAACCAAGAAACTTAAATGAAAGAACTAAAAATAGATAATGTATTAGATAATAATTTAAGACCTATGAAAATAGATGAAATATCTGCTCCTATTGAACTTGCTACTAATAAAATAAGAATTACTGAAGATTCTATATTTACTAAAGACTTAACTATTGAAGGTGATTTATTTCTTGAAGGTAGTACAGCAGATATTAAAATGACAGATAGTGTTAATATTAGATCCACAGCAACTGCAGGATATATAAACTTTGAGGCTCTTGGCTTAATGATTACAGCAAATGCCTACACAGGAGAAGATGGTGATGATGATGATAATGAGGCTGTAATAGCACTTTTTCCTTCTGCTGATTATGATGCAAAGATATTATTATATAGTAGTGGTGCTCAAATTGAATGGACAATAGGCAATGATGCAGATGATTCAGATAAATTAAAATTTGATGCAGGTACTCCAGCAGTTGGTGGAGCAACAAAATTAACCTTAGAAGATGATGGTGATCTGATTACAGTAGGTGATGTTTCTTTAGCAGCTACTAAAAAATTATATCTTGATGGTGGAACTGAAACTTATATAGTTGAATCAGGAGATGATATATTAGACATTTATGTAGGTGGAGATAAATTATTATCCTTTGATGAATCTGTTGATTCAGGAGTAACAAGTTTAATAGGTACTTTTAAAATAAAAGAACAGGTAGGAGCAAGTGCAGATACAACAGCCTATGGACAAATATGGACAAAAAATGATGCTCCTAATGTTTTTATGTTTACAGATGATACAGGTATTGATGTAAATATTTCCTCTAGCACAGCAGTATGGGGTGGACAATTTGCAAGGACAGGAATAGGTGGTACTTGGCATGGAATACCTACAGGACATCAAACTGCAGTTATTACTTTTGGCACAGGAGCAAGTCCAGATACATCTTATGCACCATCAACTACAGCAGATGATTTGTGTGGTGTTA